TGTTGATACAAGTAATGACCATAAATTTATAGCTAAACCTTATGACATACCAGGCAAGTATTCTGATGTTGATATAGGAATATTTTTTAATGGAAAGGCTGTTTGTCATATTGATGTAGAAAGAAGTGGGCCTACCTCTTGGGTAGAGGAACACCCTAGATATTACAAGTGGATACATTTTTTAGGTCGTAAAGATAAATATCTTGTTAAATACGATTGTCCGTTTTTTATTGTATTATTTAATAATAATTTAACAAAATTTGTTGCAGTTGAAAAATCTGTTTTTCAACATATTCCAACCAAACTTAAATGGTTTAAAGAAAAACAACAAGAGGACATGGTAAAAGAAATACCTTTAAAGTCGTGTCATATATTTGGTGAAAATATAACTGAATATGAAAGGGTGAAATTCAAATGATAGAAGTATTTGATGATATATTAGAACCTCATGTTGCAGAAATTATTGATATACAACTGAGAGATGTATCTTGGAAGTACAACTATGATTCTGTAAAGAATGGTGTGAATAAACACTGGCATGTATTTTGTGGACACAATCCTCAAGAATGTTATGACAATGGCTATGGTGACCTTATCCCTATTTGGAACGCAGTTAAAAAACATAAACCAGAACTTGAGATGGAGAGGGTATATTTAAATGCTCACACCTTTGGAATTGAGCCACACAGACATGTAGATGATGGTGATTTTACCATCATTTATTACCCCAGATTAGATTGGAAACAATCGTGGGGTGGTGGAACTACCATAGATGATAAACTTGTTGGATATAAAGGAAATAGACTGATAATGTTTACAGCAAGTAAGCCACATCAAGCTCAAGCAGTTTCAAGAGGGTGTTACGAACTTAGAACATGTGTCGTTTTTAAAACAAATGTGAAAAGAGATTAATTATGTATGAATTAAAAGATTATTTAAATGCAATCAATTACACCAAAGAAGCTCTCATGGATACCGAAGATGAAATATGGGAGAAAAAATATCCACCGTTTATCGTAAATAAAGCTCTATCTGGATTTCCAGATACAATCATGTATGCAAATGAGATGAACCAAAACCATCACCTAGATAAGAAGTTACAGTTTGATTTTTTACTAAATAGTATCAGGAAGCGTAAAAGATTTACGCCTTGGTTGAGAGCGAATAAAGTAAGCAATCTTGAGTATGTTAAAGAGTTTTATGGATATAGTAATGAAAAGGCTAAGTCTGCTCTTACCATACTGACCAAAGAACAAATAAAGACTATAAAAAATAGTTTATTTAAGGGTGGTAAAAATGGAAAGTATTAATTGGAAACAAGAGCATATGCTAGAAGTTCTTCTGAAAGAACCAGATGACTTCTTAAAGGTAAGAGAAACTCTTTCTCGTATCGGTGTTGCTTCTAGAAAAGAAAGAACATTATATCAATCGTGTCATATCTTGCATAAGCAAGGAAAGTATTATATTGTACATTTTAAAGAACTTTTTGCTTTAGATGGTAAGGACACAAATCTATCAGAAAATGATATTTCAAGAAGAAATACAATTGCAAAACTATTAAACGATTGGGGACTAATTGAGGTAAAGGGTGACCTAGAACCTATGGCTCCCCTAAGTCAAATTAAGATTTTATCTTTCAAAGAAAAAGATGAATGGACATTAGAAACAAAATATAATATCGGTAAGAAAAAAGAAGACTAATGGGAAAATTTGCTGAATTTTTAAAAGAACAAGATAATGAGAAACCATATCGCTTTGTCGTAATATTTAATGACGCAAAAAATGTAGGTGATGACTCAAAAGCAGAAGCTGAAGAAATGGCAATCAAGATGGTGAAGTATGGAAAAGAACTTGGACTTGAAGGTTTTAAATGTAGAATTGAAGACTCGTACTTAACTCGTAAAAATAATAAACTTTTTATACACGACTCTGATGATAAAGAATTTTTAATAGATGAAAATACTGTAGTATTCAATAGGTCTAAATCAAATGAGTTTGTAAACTGGCAAGGTATGATATATGATTTAGAAGAGTCTGATGTAACTGTAATTAATTCGTTAGGTGTGCATTTATTGTGTGCAGATAAATGGAGAACATATGTTACTCTTAAAAAGGTTGGTGCAAAACAACCCAATACACTTCTATTAAATAGTCCAGAAAAATCTAAAGATGTCTATGAAAGATTAAATACAAAGTTTCCAGTTATTCTTAAAACACAATTAGGAACTGGTGGTGTTGGTGTTATTAAAATTGAAAATGAAACACAATTACTTGCTACAACACAATTAATAACAAGATTGAATCAACAAAGAGGAATGATTATTCAAGAGTTTATTCCTCTTGAATATGATATTAGAGTTATAGTTCTTGCTGGTAAAATACATGGTGCAATGAAAAGACCAGTTCCATCTGGTGATTTTAGAAGTAATGTGCATCAAGGCTCTGAACCAGAGAAAATGGAATTAACAGAGTTAGAAAAAATGGAAGTAGAAATTGTTTTAAAAGCCATGAAACCAAGAGGAGGTTGGCTTGGTATAGATTTAATTCCATCTAAAAATAGAGAAAAAGAAAGACCATATGTTCTAGAAGTAAATACACAGCCTGGAACTGTTGGATATAATACCATCATTAAAGGTGATATACTAAAAGAAGTCCTTAAAATATATAAAAATAGAGATAACTGGAGATTATAATGAGTAACTTAATAAAGGCATTAGCCGCAAAATACAATGCAGATATTTTAAATGCAAAAGCAAATATTGAAGTTTATGTGACAAACCCAGCAGGTATAGGGGAACACCCAGACCTTGCAGCTGCAATTGATACACAGGTAGATGTAATTGCACATTCTGAGGATAAACTTGGTGTTCTCAATAGACATTACAATTCTGAACAAGAAAAACAAATGTTAGTTGAAGATAAAGATGCTCAGATGACTTTTAAGAATCTTTAAAACTCTATTGACAAACCCCTAAATATTTGTTACACTAAGTATAGTTAATAAAGAAGAGGTTTAAATGAATGAGTATACACACACAGTAATAGCTGGACTATCAATATACTTCGCATGGAAGATTGGTAGGAATATGCAAAAGAAAAGTTTAGTTGAGGAGATTGCAACTGAAACACTAAACCGTCTTGAAAAGGGTGGTATGGTTAAATATGTTATTGAAAATGGCGAAAAGATTTATAAGAGGGTTACTTGAATTATCGTAAAATTGGTTTATACACCACACTAATCAGTAGTCTTACATTTCAAGCATATGGTCAATGTGATTATAAGAGTAATGACAAGCTATCATTCGTAGGTCACATAGAATCTACCAAGATAGAATCTAAAAAAGTATTTCCTTATGTAGACGACACACGAAAATGTCGTATCAAACTTCAATCAAGAATAGATGGTCAATGGTATCCTGCTAACGCAGATTATATCTTTGGCCCAGACATGTCCGAATCGGATGCTTGTCGTCAAGCAGAAACTCGTGCGAAGAGAAAAATCATGAATGAAATATTACCAGAAACTATGGATAGTCAGAGAAATTTAAGTTGTGACTTGACAAGTGTGAAGAAATCGTGTAAGATAGTTTATATGAATGTTTTAATGCCTGTAATAGGTGAACAAAAAGTGAGAATGGAGAGTTGTGAAAAGTAATGATTAAATTTATAATAGGAATTTTTGTAGGGATTTGTATATTTAAATATGATGTTATAAGTAGTGTGTCAAGTTGGGCCACTGAATATGGTGTCAAAGAAATGATAATAGAGAAACTACAAGATAATGTCGATATTGAAAACTTAAATAATGGAGAAGTGAATGAATAAAATAACAACAATATCAAGTATGGTTGCACTTGCAATCGGCTTAGGTGCGTGTCAGTCTGGTAAGAACGACATCTCACTACAACCAGTGGTTGCTTACAAATCAGAACAAGTAAGTAAACAAATAACTAATATACCAGATTGGTATCTGAATATGCCAACAGATGAAGAAGCTATATATTCTAGTGGTTCTGCGAAAGCACCAGATTTGCAACTTGCAGTAGACATTGCAATTCTGAACGCAAAGACAGTTCTTGCAGATAGAATAAATGGTAAGTTATCTAGTATGACAAAAACATTTATCGCAAAGATTGGTTCAAGTGATTTAGATACAAGTGTTTTATCTGAGATTGAAAAGGTATCTAAGAATGTAGTTGCAGAAGTAGATGTTGCTGGTTATTCAGTAACTAAAAGTGATGTAACACAAGATGGTACACAATACAGAGCATATGTATTACTTGAATACAGTAATGAAGAAGCCATCAAGATTATGATGAATAGAATGAGAAAAGATAGAATGGTCTATTCAAGATTAAGGTCTACTGAGGCTTGGAAAGAACTTGAGAATCAAGTAGACAAGACAAAAGACGAAGAAGAAGCACAATCATTAAATAATATAGAGGGGGTGATTAGTGGTTCAGTTGAAGAATCTGATTCTATATAGTTTAATTATTACTTCTTTAAGTGGTTGTTTTATAGGTTTACCTAGTGGGATTGCAAACAATGGGTGCAGTCCTATAACTGGGTGTACTTCCAAAGATTTTTATCAACCAGGCCGTGGTGTCTGGGCAGATGAAACACCAAACTCTAAAGCAAAGATAGGTGGTGGTATGGGTGTTATTGCTGGAGTACTTGCAACACATGGTAGTGGTGACCCATTACTTATAAGTGCAGCTGCACTTACTGGATTGGTGATTGGATATCAGATTGGAGATACGTTTGATAAGGTAGACCAGATGTATGCAACTATGTTACTTTCACAATCTTTAGATGGTAATAATAACTTTCAATCATCTACTTGGAAACACCCAACTAAAAACATTGCTGTAAATGCAATGCCTATTAGTAGTGAGGGTGAATGTAGAGAGTTTGTAACCTCTGTGCAAGTAAATAAAAAATTAGAACAAATGCGTGGAACTGCATGTAGAATAAATAACGAATGGCAATTAAAGGAGATATATTAAGTTGAAGTACAGTAAACAAAATAATAATTATAAGAAACCTTTTAAAAGAAAACCTTATAATAAAACAGAGAAACCAAGAGATGGTTTATGTGTAGAAGTTCGTAATAATGATGTTACAAAGGCTTTAAGGATATTAAAGAAACGTATGCAGACTGAGGGTATTTTTAATGAACTAAGAGAAAGAGCATCATTTCAAACCAGAAGTGAAAAGAAAAGACTCGCAAGAGCAGCTGGTAGAAGAAGATGGTTAAAAGAAGTAAGTAAAAGAAAAGATACAAGAGGTTACTAATGAGTGAATGGAAAGAAGATTCAACAAAACGTCCTAAGAAACGTAAACCTATGACTGAAGAACAGAAACAAGCAGCTTCAGAAAGACTTGCAAAAGCAAGAGAAGCAAAAGGGCCTGCACAGTATAAAAATATACATCCAGATGTTGTTGCATTACCAGATGAACATTATCTGTCTTTGAAGAATGTAAGGAAATGGATAAAGACACAAAAAGACCTTGCAAGAAGTTACAAAAGAGATGCGAGTAGAAAAGTGCCTGGAGCAATATCTAAAGCATCTAGTGCAGAAGCATACGTAAGACAAATGAATCATTATATACAGTATGGTGATTGGGCTAGTGATTTTTATGGTGAATATGAAGAAAAGAGGGTAACATGGATGACGATAACATAAAACAATCTAAAGTAATAAAGGGGCCATGGAAACAACAATCTAAGAAGAAGGTTAAAATTCCAAAAGACCCAATAACAACTCAACTACAAGAAGATTTTTTATTTGCAGAAGATTTGACTGAGCATCTTATGGTACAACTAATACACACAATGGGTGAGAATGATTTTAATTTAAAAGACGCAGCTTTTATTCGTGATATAGGATTTATAAGTGAGTGTTGTAAAAGTATAATCTTCAGAGATATAGGACTTAAACACCCCCTTGAAGCTGTAATGAAAAAATTTATGACAAAAACAGAAGGTAATTTTATCAAATATACAAAAGAAGAATTATTTGAAATGTTAGGAAAAGATGATGGCAAAAAATAAATCACCATTTGGTGGAAGAAAATCAATGGTAGCAACTCATGTAAAAAATACTACTGCGTTTGCTGGTGATGACCAATTTAAATTGACTTGGAGGCAAAACTTTAGCCCAACAATACTAGAGTCAAAAGTACCACAAAGATTTGTTAACATCATTAATGATATTGGTGATAAAGTTTTAAAAGATGATGGATTATGTAAGAAGTGGGATTTCTCAGATAGTCTGGTCGGTAAGGTATCTAAAGAAGTTGCAATACCAATGTATAATAAAGAAGATTCTGCATATGCTCTATCCGTACTTAAAACATACTGTAAAGAATATTTAACACAAATGAAAGACTGGAATAGGTCATACGAATGGAATAAAGCATCTAAGGGTGCAATACCACAAACAGAGAATATCAATATTGCTCAGAGTTGGATTGTAAGTCAATATAAAAATGAATACAACCCATGGCATAAACATAGTGGACATTTCTCTGGTGTGATATATCTAAAAATACCAGATGGTATGGAGAACCATTTTAATGAAGAAACGAAAGACCATTATCCAGCAAGTGGATTAATTGAGTTTTCATATGGTGAAGCTCAAGATATGAGGAGTGATACTCTTATGGTAAAACCAGAAGTAGGAATGATATTATTATTTCCTTCTTACTTGAAACATACCGTATATCCATTTTATTGTGATGGTGAAAGACGAAGTATGAGTTTTAATGCATATTGGCAAGCACCTAAAAAGGAAAACAAGTGATAATAATTGATATGAATCAAATAAGTATGGCAAGTGTAATGATGAATTTTCATATGACTAAGTCAGAAGAAGTTGATGAACCTATGATAAGACATATGATTCTTAACTCAATTCGTTTATATAGGAATATGTTTAAAGATAAGTATGGTGAGGTAATACTGACTTATGATTCTAGACATTATTGGAGAAGAGATTTCTTTCCACAATATAAACAAAATCGTAAGAAGTCCAGAGAGAAGGATTCAAAAGATTGGGATAATATATTTGGTGTATTAAACAAAATTAAAGCTGAGTTTAAGGAATACCTACCATACAAATACCTAGAGGTATATGGTGCAGAGGCTGATGATATTATTGGAACACTATGTAAACAAGGAAGTGAATCAACTATGATTGTGTCTGGTGATAAAGACTTCATACAGTTACACAAATATGAGAACGTAAAACAATACAGCCCTATTCTAAAGAAGTATGTAAACGGACATGACCCAGATACCTATATAAGAATACATATACTAAAAGGTGATACAAGTGATGGCGTACCCAATGTATTATCAGGTGATAACACCTTTGTAGAGGGATTACGTCAAAGACCTTTAGGAAAGAAGAAGATAGAAACTTGGTTACAATCTATGGATAGTATGCCAACCGAAACCAAAAGAAACTACCAAAGGAATGAGAAGTTAATTAACTTAGATAAAATACCACAAGAACTAGAAGAACAAATTTTATCTGAGATAGATACAGCTCCTCATGGAGATAGAAGTAAACTACTTAATTATTTTATAGAAAATAGATTAAAAGAACTAACTGAATCGATAGGAGATTTTTAAAATGAGTGGAACATTATTATTATCAGAGATACTTGATAAAGTACACAAGGCAAAGACAAAAACACAAAAGGTAAACATACTGAGAGAGCATAATACAGATGCACTTCGTATGGTGATTAAAGCATCCTTTGACCCAAATATTCAATGGGTATTACCAGAAGGTGAAGTACCCTTTAAAAGAAACGAAGCACCAGCAGGAACAGAACATGCAGTTCTAGCATACGAGTGTAGGAAGTTATACAGATTTATTAAAAGTGGAAATGACAAAACACCACAATACAAGAAAGAACAGATGTTCATACAGATGTTAGAAGCGTTACACGAAAGTGAAGCTGATTTACTTCTTGCAGCCAAAGACAAAAAACTGCATCAGGCATACAAAGGTCTTTCAGAACCAGTTGTCAAAGAAGCATTTGGTTGGACAGACGAATACAAACTTCCAGAAGTCCCAGTATATCCACAAGGAAGTAAATCTGCAAGTGGAATAGCTGATTAATGCCAAAAGATTGTTTTGGAAACTATTCACATCACATAATTGAAATAGACTGGTCAAAGGTAGAGTGCTCTGGAACAGATGACTCACACCCATTGGTATATTACAAACTTAAACTGAATGAGGTAAAGTCTTGTGGATATTGCAATAGGACGTGGAAACGTATTAAATTAATTTAACTTAACAAGGAGAAACTAAGATGAAATTTTTCGTAATAATTCTAGCAACACTATTTTTGTTTATTGGTTGCAAGAAAACTTCAGCTGCTGACAGCAATTGGACTAAATCAGAACATAACTTTACTGTACAAGCAGGAGATTGGGGCATTAATATAAGAAACCAATTTCGTTCTGATTACGACCATATAGAACCCTCATACCAACTTGGAAATAAATGGTATGGAATTAAGGTAGCATTTAGAATAGCTGAAGAAAATGGTGCAAGAGAATACCGTCCTAAAGTAGACCATCAATTAATTAGTTGGACTCCAAAAGATGTGGTAAGAGATGATGGTACTGTATTAAGATATAAAAACTTTTGGTTATTCTCTCTTGGTCATAGAATTGAGTTTAGAAATTATGAAAAAGAATCAACCAATGACTATTGGCGTTATCGTCTAATTGGTAAAACTTCTGTTGATTTAAACGATAGATTTGGTCTTTGGGGTAAAGTACAACCTCGTTGGAATCTTGGTAATGGACAAGAAAATGATATTACAATTGACAGTATTAAGAATCAAGCTGGTGTAAAAATCAATCTTGAAAATGATGTGAGTTTCAGTCCCTATATTGAAGTCATATCAAGTCATGATTTGAAACAAGAATCTGCAATGTTTGGAACTAGTTTAAAGCTATCATTCTAAATGAAAGATAAAATTAAAAAATTACAAAAAAAGGTGATAAAGATGGAGTTAAGCAATCCTATATTAACTGTTCTTGTAGGACTTATTGTATTCTATATTGGATTAAAGATGTTTTCTGGTGGTATGAAATCAATGGGTAATATGGAACATTTATCGTGGTTTACTGCAAATCCTATGTATATGTTCTTTGGTGGTATTGTCATGACAATATTATGGCAATCGTCTAGTTTATCCACAACTGCAATCATAGCATTAGTTGCTTCTGGTGCAATACCCTTACCAGCTGCAATTGCGTGTGTATTGGGTGCGAACATAGGAACAACTGGTACAATATGGTTAGCAGGTTTTCTGGTGTCAGATGGTGTGCCCAAAGGTGACACACTAAGGATTGCGATTGCACATACTGGAGTTAATCTATTTATGGCTGCAACTCTATTGCCTTGGGTTCATCATATTGGTAGATTTTTATCACGATTTTAACTATTGACAAACGCACTTTTTTAGTGTACAATAGTTATATTGATTCGAAAACAAAGAGAGGTTAAATTATGATTAAATTTATGTCAATATTACTGTCAGTTTCTTTTGTAGCAGGGTGCTCAACAGTTGCTGGTGTAGGTCAAGATGTTCAAGATGTAGCAGAATGGTCAAGAAATAAAATTGTTGCACAAGCTAATAAACAAGAAGTAGTCCAAGAACAATTAACTGAAGAAGAAATTTATATAATAGAAGAAGAGGTAAATTAATATGATAATATTTTTTATAGGTTTATGTACAACAATTCTAGGAGTTGCTGGTGTAGAAGGAAGTCTACCACTATGGCAAGTATTTCTAATTGGTATGAGTGGAATTATTATAATGTTTGGTGGCGTCATTAAGATGAGCTATCAAGGTTCAGAGTACATAGATTAAGAGTTTGGTTCGCATGACACACCTCTCATCTCATCATCATAGTCATGCGAATCACTATCTAGGCGATTCGGTACTTACCATTTTGTTATTAAATATGTGATGAGGTAAGTCATTGTTTTTACTAGGTATTTTAAGGGGAGTTGACAAACTCCCCTTTTTTTGTTATAATAAGGTATATTAAATGAGAGGAAATAAAATATGAAACAAGTAACAAAACAATTTACAAACATTCAAGACGGTATTAAAAACTTAATCAAGGCTGCAAATGCAGATTATTGTGACAGTCCAAGTTATGATGGTTCTAAGACTAAGACAGAAGTAAGAACAAGAATGGAAGAAGCGTTCGTAAAAGGTTGGACGATTGAGGTTGGTAGAGTTTACACTTCGATTTATAAAACATTAGGTAATCAAAAGTCAATCTGGGGTGGCGTAGTAAATGATAAACATAAGAAGTTTAAAAAAGGTGACATTTTAATGGCAAATGGATATAAAAGTTTTGCCCAAAATGCTCCTAGAGGTAATGTTCTAGAAGGTAATTTTCCAGTTGTTTGGACTGGTGCTAACTACTTAATATAGAAAGGTTGAATATGAAGAATAAGATATTAGAAAAAAATCTAAACAAAGTCACTAAAGACACAGCTCTAGTCATTCAGAAAAATTGGAAGACTGGAGCTGAAACAGCTGTTGCAGAAGTCTATTTGGACAAAAACTTATCTCTTGAACAAAAGATTGATAGAGCATTTATGTTAACTAATAGTATTGAAGATGCGTGGTGGAATAATGAAGATGTTGATGCAGTAGAAAAGTCAAGGTCAACTAGTGTAGGTGACAAAGTACTTATTAATAATAAGACATTTGAATATCTTATATCTGGATATAAGGAAATAAAGACTTGACAAATTCACCAGATGTGGTATTATAATAGTATGAGTGATTCGATAACAATAAATGATGAGGTAAATATGATTACAACTAAAAAACAATTAAACGCACAAGCTTGGATGATTTATCAAACTTATCAAGCAGTTATTGCTGGACAAAGTATGGAAACAATTGAAGAATTAGAAAATCAATTTGATGCAGTTGCAGAAAAGTTAGGTGTTCCAATGGAAGACCTTTGGCTTAAACTTGAACAAGAACATGAGGGGAGTTTCAATGAATAATTTATATGCAATATTAATAGTAGTAGTATTTTTAGGAATGTTAACATTATGTAGTGTTGGAGGTTAATATGAAAGATGAAGAATATATCAAAATGAAAATGAAAGAAAAGAAAGCACACGAAACAATGACAACAACAAAGACACCTTTACATACAACAGACTGGTACATAAAATGGGCTGCAAGTATAATACTATTAGTGGGTATGTTACTTACTTCTAATCAGATATATCCATTAAACATATTCGTACATTTAGTGGGACTATGTGGTTGGTTAGTAGTAGCACTAATGTGGAATGATAGGTCACTTATTATTATAAATGCAGTAGGTATTGCAATCATGGCAAATGGATTAATTGATTATTTTGTAGGGCCATAAGATGAGCTATATTGCAGACCCAATGGACAATATTTATATTGAAAATGGTAATCTAATTGAAGTAACTGGTGGTACTAAAAAACAAAGACAGTATACAGCTAATATTGCACATTGGTGTATAAAACAATTGATGCCACGAATGAGGACTCTGGATATATGGATTGCACTAAAAAATACTTTAGATAGTAATGTTGAGGGATTTTGCTGGGAAGGTGAACACAATAGACAGCATTTTATAGAGATAAAGAAAACATTAAAAGGTGATGATTTTACAACTTGTGTCATGCACGAAATGGTTCATGTGAAACAACAAGCTCGTAATGAGTTTTATCCTAAGTTAGCTAAGTTGGAAGAAGAAGCATATGAGAAACAAGAGATTTTATTAGAGAGGTGGAAAAATGATAATTGAAAGTATAATAGGTGGATTGCTTATAATGACTCCCATAGATATGGGTAAGGACTATAGTGAACAATTACAAGAGGTAGGTCAGGCAAAATGTCTTGCAGATAATATGTATTATGAAGCAAGAAATCAAGGAACAGCTGGTATCATTGCAGTATCAAATGTAGTATTAAATAGGGTTGCAAGTAAAATGTATCCTAACACAGTATGTGAAGTGGTTAGACAAGGCCCTCACAGAGAGAGTTGGAGAAAAGATGGAACTTATCACCCAGTAAAACATAAATGTCAATTTAGTTGGTATTGTGATGGAAAACCAGATAAACCTAATAACATAAATCAATATGATGGAATGTTTAGTTTTGCATTAATGATTATACAAGGTAAGGTAAGTTTACTTGATATTACAGATGGTGCGTTATGGTATCATGCAGACTATGTAACACCTTCTTGGGCAAAACATAAGAAGAGAACGACTGAGATAGGCGACCATATTTTTTACACAATTAATGATGAGAAATAATGAACATATTTTACCTAAATGAAGACCCTCAAATTGCAGCCAAAGAACAATGCGATAAACATGTTTGTAAGATGGCCATAGAGTATTGTCAGTTATTATCTACTTCACATAGGGTATTAGATGGTGCAGAATATTATGATAAAACTAAAAATGGTAGAAAAATTAAAAGATGGTTATTACCAGATGAAAGAGAAATCTTTCTTATGAAAGCAAGTCATGTAAATCACCCATCAAATATATGGGCTAGAAAATGTGCAGAGAACTATGATTGGTTATTAGATATGTGGGTTTGGACTTGTCATGAGTTTGAATATAGATATGGTAAGTCACATAAAACATTAGAAAGATTAAAGTACTTGACAAACAGACCAAAAAGGATTACAATAAATAATGCAATAACAGAGATGCCACAAGCAATGCCTGATTATTGCAAGATAGAGAACAATCCAATAAGTGCATATAAGAACTACTATATAAAAGAGAAAAATAGTTTTGCGACTTGGAAGAATAGAGAAATACCAAAATGGTATTCAAAGGAGTTAGATAATGACAATGAGAACTTGGGACAAGATGTTGCGTGAAAGTGTAAAGGAAACAGAGGAGCAAAGATTAAATGGGAGAGCTAATTTGACTGTAGGTGAATTAGAAATTATGAAAGAAGATATGAAACAATTAACAAAAAGTTATTATGAAGCACTTAAAAGAATCAAAGCACTATCTGAAGAAGTACATCAGTTAAAGAATGAAGTTGAATCTTTAAAAGGTGATAAGATTGAGTTACAATCTATCAAAGGACACTGATATGCCAACTTATGTATTGACGAACACAAAAACAAATGAAACTTATGATGAGTTTTGTTCGTGGAGTAAACTACAAACAATATTAAAAGACAATCCACATCTTAAAAAAGAGATGACAGCACCAGCCATAGTTGGTGACCATGTTGCATCTGGTAATCCATCTGGTAAAGGGATGGACGGTGGTATGAAAGAGGTGTTTAGTAAGATTGCACAAAGTCACCCAAACAGTGCTCTTTCAGATAGATTTGGTGATGGTAAGACTGTTAGAGAAAAGAAAGTTGAATCTGTTGCTAAGAAACATGGAATAATATAAATACATATGTGTAGAGGAAATATATTTTTAAAAGAGCATATCCTTCTATACAGAGGGAAGAACTCGTGTTTTTCCCTCACTTTTATTGAGGAATGATAATGGCTAAAAAACAAAAGCAACTAGAAATTGGCTCAGGTAATTTAATATCTGTAAAACCTATTACAGACAATCAGAAAATAGTATTTGAAACATGGAAGAAAAAACAAAATCAATTCCTATTTGGTTGTGCTGGAACTGGTAAAACATTTATATCTTTATATCTTGCTTTACAAGATGTAATGAACTTACAATCAAAATATGATAAAGTCGTATTGGTGCGTTCACTTATACCCACAAGAGAGATAGGGTTCTTGCCAGGCGATGAAGAAGATAAAGCTGCATTATATCAAGTGCCTTATGCAAATATGGTACAGTTTATGTTTCAACAACCTAATGAACAAGCGTTCAATATGCTGTATGAAAAGTTAAAACAACAAGGTAGTCTGTATTTTTTATCTACGTCTTTTTTAAGAGGTCTTACATTTGACAACTCTATTATAATCGTTGATGAATGTCAGAACTTAAACTTTCATGAACTAGATACTATTATTACAAGAGTAGGTCAAGATTCAAAGATTGTATTCTGTGGTGACTTTGGTCAATCAGATTTATCAAAAACAAGTGAAAAGAATGGGCTGCATGACTTCCTGAGAATACTAGAAGAGATGGAAGAGTTTAATTGTGTAGAGTTTGATATCGGTGATATTGTTCGTTCTGGATTTGTAAGAAACTATTTAATTCAGAAAACAAAATTAGGATTAGGGATAGAATAATGGATATAGAAAAACTAAGAGAACAACTAGAAATAGATGAAGGAGTAAGACATGACATTTACCTCGACCATCTTGGTCTGCCTACTTTTGGTATTGGTCATTTGGTTATTGATACTGACTCAGAAAGTGGACAAGCAGTTGGGACTACCATCAGCGAAGAAAGAGTCGCAGAATGTTTCGAACAAGACGTACTTGGAGTAATTAACGACTGCAATAAACTGTACAATAACTTTGATGAACTACCAGAAGAAGCACAACAAATTATAGCAAACATGATGTTTAATATGGGTAGAACCAGATTAAGTAAATTCAAGGGTATGAAACGTGGTGTAGATTCTAAAGATTGGAATCAAGCTGCAGATGAAATGGTCGATAGCAGATGGTATCGCCAAGTAACAAACAGAGCAAATAGATTAGTTGAGAGAATGAGAAACATTAAAACATAATGAACAAAGACGTTGAAAATATATTATTAAAAGAAGTTAATCGACAAAATACCACAATAGAACTAATTGCAAGTGAAAACTTTGCAAGTAAAGCTGTCATGGATTTATGTGGTTCAGTATTCACAAACAAGTATGCAGAAGGATATCCAAGTAAGAGATATTACAATGGCTGTGAATATATGGACGAGGTTGAACAACTTGCAATAGATGAAGTCAAAAAGATATATTATTGTTCGCATGCTAATGTACAACCACATTGTGGTGCAAACGCAAACACAGCTGTCTATCAAGCATTTCTAAAGCCAGGCGATAGAATACTTGGAATGGATTTAGCATCTGGTGGTCATTTAAGTCATGGTTCTAAACCAAACATATCTGGTAAGATATATGATGCATATTACTATGGTGTGAATAAAGAAGGTTGGTTGGATTATGAGGTTATTGAAAAACTAACAAAAGAACTAAAACCTAAAATGATTGTTGCTGGTGCAAGTGCTTACTCAAGACAAATTGATTGGAGTAAGTTCAAAATTATTGCAGATGAAGTCGGTGCAATACTGTTATGTGATATGGCACACTACTCTGGTCTGGTTGCTGGTGGTCACTATATCAACCCTGTTCACTATGCTGATGTGGTTACATCAACAACTCACAAAACATTACGAGGCCCAAGAGGTGGTATTATATTATGGAATAATGATGAGTATACAAAGAAAATAAACTCTGCAATATTTCCAGGCACACAAGGTGGGCCGTTAATGAATATGATTGCATCTAAAGCTCAAGCATTTAAAGAAGCAAATACCACAGACTTTATACAATACATCAAACAAGTTATAGACAATGCACAAGTTATGAGTGATGTGTTTATGGAGAATGGATTTAATGTTTTGACTGGTGGTACAGATAGTCATTTGATGTTAGTTGATTTAAGTGATAAGAAATACTCTGGTAGAGAAGCTGCAGATTTACTAGAAGAGAATGGAATAACTGTAAACAAAAATGGGATACCAAATGACCCAAGAAGTTTTGTGGAAACGTCTGGTATTCGTATAGGTACAGCTGCAGAAACAACTAGAGGACATGGTGCAGATTGGTTCAGAGATTTGACACACAATATAATTGAAATACTAACAAAGGATACATAATGAAATTCAATCATGAAACAGTAGAGTTGCCTTCTATAACTGCAATAAACAAAGAAGGTGTTCGTGTCTATGAAACACCAGAGGGTCAATACTATCCATCAATCACAACAGTATTATCAATCAGAAATAAGAAGAGTCTTTTTGAGTGGAGAAAAAGAGTTGGTAATGATGTTGCAAATCACATTGCAAGAACAGCTGCAAATCGTGGTACTAAAGTTCATCAGATGGCTGAAGATTATTTAAACAACATGCATTTACAATGGCCTGATAAATGGAAAGAACATGAAAAGAACTTCTTGCCATGGTGTATGTTCCAGAAACTTTCTCACACATTAGATAGTGTAGATAACATTAGAAAACTAGAGGCTGGTCTGTGGAGTGATAAGTATCGTCTTGCTGGTCGTGTTGATTGTGTTGCAGAATATAATAACAAACTATCTATTATAGATTTTAAAACATCAACAAGAGAAAAGAAGGATGAATGGATTGAAAACTATTACATCCAATGTGCAGCTTATGCTGAGATGTATGGAGAAAGAACTGGTGAAGAAATCAATCAACTTGTAGTGTTAGTTGTTACAGAAGATGGAACAGTTCAAGAATTTGTTAAAGAAAAGAAAGAATATATTCCGTTATTAACAGAATCAGTTGATAACTGGTACAAAGAAAAAAACTTATGAGTGAATTATCACACCTATGTAGAGTATATGAGAATGTTTTAGATGACGACTACTGCGACTATCTAGTAAAACGATTTGAAGAAGACACCAAGTATAAAGACAAAGTAGATAGCTTTAGAAGAAAGTTTGCTCGTCTTGATATTATGGATTCTAACTTTGGTAAATCTGGTGCTAAGGGTTGGGAAGAAGACATATCTAAAATAACAAAGATATACGAAGGTATAGTAGAGAAATATAAGAAAGACTGTAAGATTGACAAATACCAATTTCCAGAGGAATGGACTTGGGAAGGTTTACGAATAAACAAGTATCAGGATAATGGTACAGATGAGTTCTTCAATCATATTGACGTAAATGGTTATAAGGCTGCAAGAAGATTTCTTACAGTATTTTGTTACCTAGATGATAATGTATCTGGTGAAACAGACTTTCCAGAATTTGGTTGGAGAGGTAAGATGCAAGAGAAGTTAGCATTTAGGTCACCATGTAAAAAAGGAAGTGTACTATTATTTCCACCCATGTGGCCTTGGACTCATAGGGGTAACAAACCTAAAAACAAACCAAAATATATACTACAAACTTATTTGCACTATGTGTAAAAAAACCTATAATAACTATTGACAAAGATAATACTTTTGTGGTATATATAGTGTATGACTTGTTGAAGTGGAACGAAGAATAGACAGGACTGGGGTGCAATACCCCACGCCTCCACCAGACCTAGATAGTTCCGACTTAGGGGGCGAAATAGGTTCGACTGGTATTGTATAGTGAAACGGAGAGTTATAGGTTGAACGCTTCATAGTTCAAAATGTAAATGCAAACGATAACTTTGCAATCGAGGATTATGCACTAGCTGCTTAATCTCATGGGGTTTTCGGTGGACTACCTAGCAACAGAATGTCCACCAACAAAGTAGGGGAAATACTATGTGGAAATCACCAGTAATAACAGAAATAGCAGTAGGTTTAGAAATCAACTGTTATGCATGTGCTGAAATATAGTTAGTACAAAACTTGGTGGGGTGCAATACCCCACCGTAACCTTTATCATGATGGAGTAATTATGGAAGTGAAACAAACACCTAAAATATTTTCTTTAGAAATAGAAGATATAGTCAAACAAAAAAAGATAACACATATGGATGCTGTTCTATGGTACTGTAGTAAAAACAGTATTGAGCCAGATAAAGTATCTAGTCTTATCACAAAAGCATTAAAAGAAAAAATAGAAAACAATGCTAGAGAGTTAAATTTTCTACCAAGACACGCACAACTGCCTGTATGAACTTTATAGAAACTTACAAAGTTCAACATGAAGTTTGTGATAAAATACTTAAACTTTTTTGGGAAAACGAAAAAGGTCACAGAGTTGGATTGGTTGGTGCTAAAACTGTTAACAAGAAAATTAAAGACTCTTTAGAACTTCACATAGCTCCAGAAGATTTTATGCGACACAGTGTAAACGTATTCGGTGGATTTCCAGAATTTCTTGGAAAATGTGTTGAAAAATATTTTACTAAATATCTACCACCAGAACAATCTTGGGACGTAGTTATAGGCGAAAATATAAACATACAACATTATAATCTTGGTATGGGATATCCTCAACCACACTTTGAAAGAGTAAATATTAAAACTTCTAGTAGAGCATTAGTCTTTATGTTATATCTAACAGATACACCAAATAGTGGAACACACTTTACCCATCTAAAACATACAACAGAATGTATCAAGGGTGATTTAATATTATGGCCTACAGATTTTACTCATGTGCATCATGGAATTATATCAAAGACGCATGAAAAAACAATTGTGACTGGTTGGTTAAATTGGAATAGATAATGGAAGCAGTTGAAGTATATCAAATGTATTGTGCATTGAAAGCACACTTTAGTAAAGGTGATTATGATTTTGTTAAGTATAACGGTAAATCATCAGCAACTAAGAGTTCCTTCTGGAAACGTAATGACAGACATTTCTTTGTACGAACATCACGCAAGTATAAAGACAAAGATAAAATAAGAGATTACCTATTATCAAACTTCATCAAAAATCAAAAAGGTTGGCTAGGTGATTTTAATGACGAAAACTATACAGAATGGAAAAAACGTATGCAGAGTTTGACATACACATTTCAACAAGAGATGACTCCATTACTAGAGAACAATGAACTAAATGATATTTTTGAAATACCAAAAGATACACACCCAATACTTTTAAAAGAATATCTGGGTAATCGTGTATCTATAGAAGCTATGATTATTCTTGATAGTCTTGTAGAGTATACAAAAAATTGGAACAAGAAATTAAGTGATGATGTGGTTTGGCCTAATATATATAAGATATTAGAAAATTATAAAAAGTTCTTGACATTCGATAAAAATAAGTGTAGAATAGTTACTATGACATTAATAAAACAATAGGAGTAAATTATGTCCAAAAGTTCAGAAGGTTTCTTCGAACATAAATGTGCAAAACAATTAAAGCGTATTCGTCAATTAGAACATGAATGTGCAGAATTGCAGATTAAGTTTAATGAGATGGGCGAGAGAGTTAAGAAACTTGCGACCAGACAACCAGAATGGCCACAAGGATATCGTCACAAAAGACACTTTACTAAGCGTGTATAAAAAAGTAATAGTGTATGGTAACGGTGAATCTAGAATGGGTAAACCGTTAATTAACGATATGGAATCATGGGGTTGTAATGCAATCTACAGAGATATTAAAGTTGATAATCTTGTATCTGTAGATTATAATATGCAACAAGAGATATATGAATCTGGCTATGCACACAAAAGTAAATGTTATTTTACAGATTGGAGTGTTATACCACAAGCAGATGATATGTTGTTAGGCACAATGAAAATGAATTTTAAACCAGAAATGATACATGAAACATCAAGAGAAAATAGAACTGATTGTGTCATACAAGGTAAAGAACCAAAGATAGCTCAAAGTAATTTAAAAGAAGCACTTGACAAAAACCCAAATTTAGATTACAATGATTTAAGATTAAAAGCAGAAATGAATGTAGGATTATACATCACATGGGTTGATGAGAAAGATATGATTAAAAGTATTGATTATCCTACTCAATGGTCTGCTGGAAATACTGCACTACATCTTGCATGTCAAGGTGGTGCTAACGAGATATACATGTTAGGGTTCGATAGCAGTGACTATAAAGAACGACTAAATAACATGTATAAGGGTAGTGCTAATTATCTGCCCGAAACTGCAAAGGGGTTTAATCCAGTCAATTGGAACAACCAGCTTAATACTTTATTTAATGAATATAGTAATGTGAAATTTAAGTGGGTTGGTTCAGTACATAAAATGACTGGTGAATATCTCAATGTAGAATATATAGCATACGAAAATTTATACTATTATAACAAATAATATTAATACAATAGCATATGATAACATAAGGAGAAAATATGTCACTAGAATCATTAAAGAAGAGCAATTCGCTCGACAAACTTCTAAACGCAGTAAAAGAAGATTCTGCACCTCAAGAGAAGAAATCCTATAAGGACGAAAGACTATGGAAACCAGAACTAGACGTGTCTGGTAATGGTTATGCAGTCATTAGATTTCTACCAACTCCTGACGGTGAAGATTTGCCTTGGGCAAAACTATGGAGTCATGCTTTTCAAGGGCCTACTGGTCAATGGTATATAGAGAATTCTCGAACCACACTTGGTAAACAAGAGAAAGACCCTGTATCACAGCATAACACAGCATTGTGGAATTCTGGAGTTGAATCAGATAAGGAAATTGCAAGGAAACAGAAACGTAAGTTGCAGTATTACTCAAACATATATGTAGTGAGTGATGCGAAGCATCCAGAAAATGATGGTAAAGTTTTTCTATTCCGTTATGGTAAGAAAATCTTTGACAAGATTATGGAATCTATGCAACCTGCTTTTCCAGATGACGAAGCAATTAATCCTTTTGACTTTTGGAAAGGTGCAAACTTCAAGTTAAAAATCCGTAAGGTAGATGGATATTGGAACTATGATAAGTCAGAGTTCGATACTCCAAGTGCGATTTTAGATAATGATGAAGCCATAGAAAGTCTATGGAAATCACAGTATCCTTTGAATGATTTTACTGCACCAAGTGCTTTTAAATCTTTTGAAGAGTTAAAAACTAGATTAGACATTGTTTTATCTGGTAAGACTACTGTAGGTAACGTAACAGATTCAATAGAAGAAGAAACTGTAGTCGCACCTAAAGTTGATACAACACCATCTGAAGCACCTAAAGTCGCAGCTTCAGTTGAAAGTGAAGAACAAGACTCTATGGACTATTTTAATAAGTTAGCTAACGGTTAGTTAATTTAATTAGAATTGATTAGATGCACCTCTAGATTAGGGGTGCATTTTTTTATATTGCAAACCCTGCTTGTCTTTGGAAATAAACGTCTGGTTCTACCACTGTCTTACTAATATTTTGATGATTGTGCTGTACATTATTTGTTGATGATGGTGCAGATATAACAGTAGGTGCAGCAGCCATCATAGGTTGAGCAGTTCCCATGCCAGGCAATAAAGCATTTACATCAGGGGTATCTTGTCTAGGTAAATCTTTTAAAGTCGTAGCCTCAATAGGAATTCTTTGTATATCTTCCACATCTGGTACTTGACCACTATCTCCTTTACCAAAACCAAGAAGTCTTCCAAGTTTTGTATCTGCAAGTTTTCCAATTGTTCTTTTTAAAAATCCCATAACCTTTTTAACT